CTATAATAAATCAAATTTTGACATAGCATTAGCTTTAGTTTCATCAGCTATATCAATATAAGGCTTCATAGCTTTATAATCACTATGTCCTGTCCATTTCATTACTACCTGTGGTGGTATACCTAACGAAAGTGCATTACAAATAAATGTCCGCCTTCCTGCGTGCGTACCTATCAATGCATATTTAGGAGTTACCTCATCAAAGCGTTCGTTACCTATGTAATAGGTTTCTCGGATAGGCTCATTAATACCAGCTAATTCAGCTAATTCTTTTAAGTATTCATTCATCTTCTGATTAGTTATAACTGGCAAAGCTCGCCCTTTGTTATCCTGATAGTCTTTATATTTTTCCAAAATAGTCCTACTATATTGATTTAGTTCTATTTTTAAGCTATCACTTGTTTTAACTGTGGTTACCTCTATAAAGTTATCTCGTATATCACTTTTCTTTAAATTTTCTACATCCGAATATCGTAGCCCTGTGAAGCACTGAAATAGAAATACATCACGCACTCTCTCAAGGTATTTTTTTTGTTCTGGTATTTGATATTCTCTAAACTGTTTAAACTCAGTAGGAGTAAGAAAAATAACCTTTTTTTGAGTGTTTTTTAGTTTGGGCTTAAAAACATCAAAGAAAGTATTTGTATTATATCCTTTCCTACAGCTCCATCTCAAGAACCATTTTACAAAAGAGATATGTTTTAAAATAGTAGAGTTTTTTAGTTTTAATTCCTGCTGTAAATAATTAAGGTACTCTACTAATTTTTCTTCAGTAAGTTTTTCAAAAGCAAGCTCAGGGTCAAAGTTGAACAAATGATTTTTTATTACTTTCAATTTTGTTTTGGTAGCTTCTGTCCATTGGTTAAAAGCTCCCTCCTCTTCCATAAAATCATTGTAATACTGAAAAAAGTTTTTCTCCAAAATAACCTTTTTCTCTCTACCTAAATCTGCGTTAAACGTTGCTTGAAATTGTTCTTTAGTAGGTACAACATTTTGTACCTCAAAATATTTTATAGTATCTTCACAAGCTTGTTCAAACTGTTGTAATTTCCTATTGATAACATTAGCAGGAACTTTCTTTTTCCCGTGTGTTGTATTAGCTTTACAACGTTGGCTTTCCTCACTCCATTTATCTATATCCACACGGTACCCTATATTAAAAGCAACTATATTCCCTTGCCATTTTATACGATACCTCACACGAGCATCTGTCTTATTTTTTTCTTTATCTAATAGAAATTGGCAGTGGTATTTTAGTTTCATATTTACTGCTATTTTTCTAATTTATACATCTTGTAAAATCCTCTTCCACAATCTATACAAGTACCTACTACAGGAGTATCTGTATGATTATAACAATTCATATTGTTTGTTTTTTCAAAATTTCTAATAAAGTTGTTATTTGCTCTTGGCTTGTTTTAAGCCTTTCTGTAAGTTCTTTATGCTGTTCAATGATTTTTGATATATCTTCATTTGAAAATGATACTGATATATCACCAGTGCTACCTGTAATGTTATTGCCTACTACTACACTATTTTTAGTTTTTAAATGAGAATTATCTATGTTTATTCCTTTTTTTATCATATCACCTTCGCCAAATAATAACCATAAAGGCTCAATCTCCGGAAATGTTTTTAGTATTTTAACTAAATTATCAGAGCCAACGCTTTTATTTTTATCTAAAAATCCATTTGACAAACCAACCTCTTTATAAAAGGAAAGTTTACTAATCCCTTTATAATCAATAAATTGCAATAACCTTTCAATCATAATGTAAAAATATTTTAGTTTTTTATCTAAAAATATTTGTTAGTTTAGTTTTTAATCTATACATTTGCAACCGAAATGTAAATATATTCATATTTAAAATGTAAACGTATTCATATTTAAAATGTAAATATAAAATAATCGGCAAATATATAAAATTAAAATGAAAGTTAGCAAAATTATCATCGAAAAAATACTGAACGATAACGAGTTCAGTATAGAGCTCGCTAAGAGGCTCGGCAATCAGCAGCAGTCTGTACTAGGATTAGCACGGCGTAATAGCCGTAATCTTACTCTATGGGAGGCTGTTATGTTCTATAAGGAGAAAGGTTTTACAGAAGAGCAAATATTTGAAAAAGACCCTATAGGTACCACAGAAGAAGACCCTAATCAGTTGAAAATTGATTTTAAAAACTAATAATATGAAAATAGAAGCAAAAGCATTACTTACCGTTATTAGGTTCTTATACAACAAGAATATAAGTATTGTAACAGATATCTATATAGGTAAAGTTCCTAATACTATAGTAGCTCATCTAACCGATAGAGCGCAAAGATATCGCACGCAACACAATAACAATGAGCTTGGCTGGATAGACTTTATCCGTAGTCTCGACACTGAGAACCTTAATATATTGGCTGAATATGTTTTTAACAATAAATAAATAATACTATGGAACTTATAAACAATACAGACCCAACTATAAGAGAGCAGCTTATAGATATACAAGCTAAAATCGTTAAAGTATTAGCTTCTTTACCTACTGAGTTAGACAAAAATATACCTATAGAATTACCTAAGGATAAAGAGCAAGAAAAACCTATTCAAAAAAAATATGTTTATGGTATCAAAGGGCTTGCAGATATATTAGGCTGTTCTAAAACACACGCCCAAAATATTAAAAACTCGGGACAATTAGATAAAGCTATTATCCAAAACGGGCGCAAAATAATAATAGATACCGAACTTGCAATCTCACTATTCCAAAAACGTTATGATTGACCCTTATACACCTGTTTGGCAATTAACTATTGGTGAGCTAAAAGCTGAACTTATGGAAGAACTGCAAAAACAACTCATCTCATTTCTGCCAAAAAACAAATACGAATATGGTATAAAAGGATTAGCCAAAATATTGGGCTGTTCACGAAATACAGCAAGTAAAATTAAAAAATCTGGAATTTTAGATGAAGCTATATTTCAGAATGGTAAAATCCTGATTATAGACCGTGAAAAAGCATTAGAATTAATTGATAAAAACAAAGTATCATAATGGAATACATAGATTTAATAAGGAGGTTTTGGCAAATGAATTATGAGTTTCCTCAGAATTCATCTGTTACCAATGTCTATCTATTTTTATTGGAAAATTGGGACAAAAATAAAAAAACTGACTTTGAGTTTTCCGATACTGAACTATCTACACAACTTCGGTTAAGCCGAAATACTATTAAAAACGCACGAAAAGCCCTCAGAGATTTAGGACTTATTAGCTGTCGGATTGTCAACGGATTACCTGTTTGTTACAAAATAATAACTGATTATACTATCAATCGAAAAATAAAAGAGCCTGAAGCACCTACCCCCACTATAGTTGCAGAAAAAGAAAAAACACCTATCCCTGTGCCAGTAGTTAAAAGTACCCCTGTGGTACCTAAAGCTCGAAAAGCTCCTGAGATACCTAAAATGGATTTACCGCCTGTAGCTGTTCCTACTGTTGCTCCAGTGGTACCAGAACAAGTACCTAAGGCTCCAGAGATGCCTAAAACAACTGAAAATACAAAAAAAGATACTCCTCCTACTAAGAAGGACATTCCTACTCTTGATGAGGTGCTCAATTTCTTTAAAACCTTACCTAATTATGAGCCTTCCCTTGAAGAACATCTAAAAACAAAATACGAATACTGGGTAAATAATGGTTGGATAAGTGGTTATAACAGACCTATTACCAATTGGAAACAAACCGTAAAAAATACCATACCTTATCTGAGGGGTGATAATAAAAACATCTTTAATATACCAAATATAAAGAGACCAAAAGCAACTTATGATGAATAGTTCAATAGACATAGATATAGAAAAATATGTGCTTGGCAGCCTTGTAAACGAACCACAGCTCATAGCTAAGTATTACAATATGCTAAGCGTTAATCTTTTTTCTGCAACTGAGCACCAAATAATATACGATACTATCGTACAAGTTTGGAAGAAGTATAACGCAATGGATATAATACTACTCGGAAAAGAGTTTGAAAAAAACAAAGTATCACAACTAACTCAATATTGTATCGAGCTCTCAATGTTTGTAGGCTCTTCAGTCAATATAGAGCACCATATACTGCTATTGGTACAAGAACAAGTGAAGCGTGACTTTATTATCAAATTCTCTACCCTACTCAATATGGCTCAGGGTGTTGAGAATGATATATTCGACCTTCGCGACAAAGCTTTCGAGTATTTCAATAACTTGTTTATTGATAAGTTCATCGAAAACAACCGTCAAGCCCGTGAGTTTCCTCAATTGGTCTCTGCTGTGCAAGAAAACTTTGAAAGCATACACAAAGGCAAACCAACAGGGTTACAAAGCTCTCTAAGTATCATCAATAAAGTATTAGGAGGTTGGCAAAATTCTAACCTTACCATTGTAGCAGGTCGCCCTGGTATGGGTAAAACTACTTTCTTAGTACAGCAAATAATTGATATGGTAAAGTACGGTTATTCAGTAGGCGTCTTTTCCTTAGAGATGTCAGACGAGCAAATCGCTACTAAAATCATTTCCAATTACACCAATATACCCAACTCTGCTATGCTTCGTAAAGGACTTAATGATGAGGAAATACAAAGGTATATATTGCTTAAGGATAACTTGGTAAATATGAATATACACATAGATGAAACTTCAGCTTTATCTATTGATAACCTTAAAACAAAAGCTAAAGCAATGAAGCTGCGACACAATATCAATATACTCTTTATCGACTACTTACAGCTTATCACCTACCCAAAAGCAGGCAACCGAGAGCAAGAAATATCCTATATATCACGCTCTTTGAAAGGCTTGGCAAAAGAACTCAACATCCCTGTTATAGCTCTTTCGCAACTGTCACGTAATGTAGAACAACGAGCTGACAAACGCCCTTTTCTTTCTGATTTAAGAGACTCTGGAGCAATTGAGCAGGATGCTGACGAGGTAATATTTCTATACCGCCCAGAATACTATGGAATTGAGCGATGGGACAAAGAGTATAACAACGAAAACACCAACAATGAAGTAGAGATTATCATATCTAAGAACCGACACGGAGGCATACTTGCCGAGCGTTGCAGCGTCAATATGGCAACCTCAAAATTTACCGATTTAGTAACCTTTTAAAATCACAATTAATATGGAAACACTTATGTACATCATTGCCTTTATAGTAGTAGCAGCTATCATAGTAAGCGACGCTAATGAAATAATGAAAGATTAAATATTAAAAATAATCAATGAAAATAATAGACCTTTTCAGCGGAATTGGCGGCTTTGCTCTCGGTTTTCAGCAGGCAGGCTACCTATTTACCGAACACTATTTCTCAGAGATAAATAAAAAAGCAATAGCTAATTATAAACACAATTTTCCCAATGCCAAATACCTCGGAAACATTAAAACTATTCAGCCCGCAGACCTTGCAGGAGCAGATATTATTACCTTCGGATCGCCTTGCCAAGATTTCTCAATGGCTGGACGGCGTGCCGGGCTCTCAGGAGCTAAAAGTAGCCTTATCGAGTACGCAATTGCCCTCATTGCTTGCGTCCGACCAAGTGTATTTATCTGGGAAAATGTTAAAGGAGTCCTCAGCTCAAATACTGGCGCAGACTTTTGGGAAATTATCAAAGCGCTTACCAACATTGGGGGTTATACAATCGAATGGCAATTGCTTAATACAAGCTGGGTATTACCCCAAAATAGAGAGCGCTTGTACCTTATCGGACATCTTGCAGGACGAAGTGCACCAGGAGTATTTCCTATCACAGAAGATGATTGCCTTCCTACAACAAAAACGCAAAGTCAATCACAAGCCCAAATTAGTACCACACTCAAAGCCAATGGCAATATGAATGCAGATGATACTTATATTATACCTAAAAAAGCAGCTACACTAACCGCAGGTGGAAAGTCAGGAGGCTTGCACTCTGATATGACGGTAATACGACAGCTCCCACGAGGTAAAAATAAAGGCGCAGACCTAAAAATATGCCCTACTATATCGAGCAATGCCTTTCAAGAGAATAATCTACTGTGTGGCGTACGCAGATTAACAGAGATAGAATGCGAACGCCTGCAAGGTTTTCCGGACAACTGGACACAATACGGCAACTACAAAGGCAAAATAAAGCGCATATCAAAGACAAACCGCTACAAGCTAATAGGCAATGCCGTAACTGTAGATATAGTAGAACTTATAGCAAAACGATTAAATTTTTAGATATGAAGAAAAGAAAAGAAATAATTGATTTTTTAATTAAAGCATTTGTTATAGAAATAAATAATAAAAATATCCAAGAAATTGAAATAAAGTACAAAGAAGCAAAAAACTTTGTAATAAGAGAAATGATTTTTCAATCAATTTTCACAGGAATTGTTTTTAATAATTTGAAGTTTATAACCAGCATTATTGGTGAATATGGAAATATTCTTTATTCTATATTATTTATAACTATTATATCATTAATAGTAGTTTTAATTCTTTGGTCAGCAATTAATATATATGCATTATTAAAGTATAAATCAAAAATCAAGAAATACTATCACAATGATAACAACCTCAAAGATATATAACTATGGACAATAATACTTTCTTTATGCTGCTTATGTTGCTATTCTTAGCAATAGCCATACACAATATGTGCCGCCTTAAAAAAGAGCGAGACGAGTTGCGTTATAAGGTAACAGAACTATTAATAGAAATACTAAAACACATAAATACATCAAGCGAACCTTCACCGAAGGATGAGCGAAAGATAACCGAAGAATAATCACTAAATACTAATCATCAAATATCAAACTAAAATGAACAAAGAAAAAGAAAATTACCCAGATTGGCTTGTACCATTAGAGGTCGGCAAAAAACTCAAAGAAATAGGTTTTGAAGAGCCTTGTGTGTTTTATCACGATGAGAATAATACAACATCACCTGTTGTTGTAACACCTAATTTTGAAGAAGAAAATTTATCATATGAGAATCGAAACTTACTTTCTCATCAGACTTCTCTTCCTGTTTGGACAGAAGTATTTACTTGGTTTAGAAAAAGGGGGTTATATGGTTTCATTACTTTTGATAACACTTATCCTAATTCAGTAAGTGAAACTTTTTCTTTTGAGATTAGAAAAATTAATCGCAAACTCATATACAGCTCTGAAGAGAATAGTACTGATGAGTTTAATTGCTATGAAGCAGCTCGTAAAGCCCTTGCTTTTAAATTAATTGAAATCTATAAAACACAAATAATAACCTTAAAATCATAAACATATGATAGCTAATTCTGAATTCCACACTTTTATTCTCATTGCTGCAGGATTTACACTTTTTTGTGTCAAAATAGGAGCAAGTAACGACCCTGAAAAACGATTTTTTATAAAAATGTTTCTAAGATTACTTAGTATTGCTCTTTTTTTATTAGGAATTGGTTTTCTTAATCAATTTGACTTTGTTATAAGTCTTCAAACAATTGTATTTTGGGGATTTTTAATAGAAGCAATCATTGCATTCATTTTAGCTATTAATCTTAGTATACCAAATGAAAATGAAAATGAATAATAACAATTTATTAGTGCCTTTCTCAATAGCAGAAGCTCTTAAACAAATACATTTTGACAAACCTACAATGTTCTATTATGACACTAGAAAATCATTTATAAATGAGGAAGGTAATTTAACTTACGAAATTGTCTTTGACCATTGGAGAGAAAGAGACCATAACATAATAGAAGGACTTATTTCTGCCCCTGGTTACGACCAAGTCTTTGAGTGGTTTAGAGAGAAAGAAATGCCTTGTTATATATCCTATGATGGATATGACCCTGATAACTTATTTTTTTACCGCTATCATATTTTTTATGAAAACCATTATACAAGTGATTACTATGGGAATAGTTTCTATAATGAAGCAAGAAAAGATGCTATATTACATTTGATTGCTTTGTACAGAAAGTATATAATCAAATGTTCACCCGAAGGGATTAAGGAAGAAAAAATTTATCTCAGTGAATATGATACAAATTTAAAGTACAAAATTAATCGCTTCAGAAACTGTGTGATTAGATTTTTCAAAGACGAAAAAAGAGACTTTATAAAAGAGGCTATCATTTTTAAATCCGATATTATAAAACCTATCATAAAAGAATTAGAAAATACCTATAAAAAAGAAGATTATGAACAATCATTCATTCTTTATGAAGAACCTTATGTATCATTGAAAAAAGTTTCTTATAAAATTGATAACTTAGCTGAAAGTAAGCTGCTAAAAGCTATTAAAAAGGCTATAGCATACTATGCTAAAATTGCAGAAGATGATGTAACTACAGAAGAAACAAGGAAGGACATAATTATAGAAAATTATAATGCTTTTACCATTTCTTTTCCTGAGTGGTGGTTTAATGCTAAATTATATTATGGTTGGGAAACCCGTATGAAACAGTATCAAGAATGGGGGCTTGTTTTTGACCCTCGTCCATTAAAGTAGCAAAATAATTAAAATATGAAGAACTGTTTAAAATAGAACAATTAAAACAACGATAAATGTTTTTTTGGATTTTATCAATAAAATACGTACTTTTGCAATCAATTAATACTAAACATATAACGCTATGATAAAGAAAATCTTATTACTCACTATCGCGGCTGTATCATTTGCTGCTTGTTCAAAATCAGACAAAGACACTCCTGTAGACAACAGAAACGGGAGTAACGACAAACTTTTAGGCACTTGGGTAGGTACAGTTCAAGTTATTGCTGAAAAGCCTGAAAAAAAAGCTAAAGTAGATGAAATATTCAAACAACTATATGGTGTAATCTTAGGAAGTCCTGAGACTAATTACGAAGTCTATTCAGTTAAAGTTGTTTTTAGCAATGTAGACGGTAAGAAAAAGCTAAAAATAACAGATAAGAATGGAGCATTAACTTTCCAAGATATAACATACTCTGTAAATGGAAATAAAATAACTGATGAGGATAAAAAGCAAAATTTAGCTACTTATTCTTTTGAAAATAACAATAAATTATTAGCTGAAGACACTGATTTTTTCTATCTCTTAGTAGATAGAGATGCTATTAGAAATAATGGTGAATATGAAAAAGAACTTGATAAATTAAACAAAGAATATCCTAATTTATCTTCTCTTAGTATAGAGAAACAAGTTGAATATGGAGAAAAACTTACAGCACTACAGCTAAAATATAATGTTTCTTTAAGATATAAGTATAAATATAACCTTACTCGTCAATAAATAATAAAATCACCCCTAACAAATTGTTAGGGGCATTTTATTTGTGTTGTGTATGTTTCTTGCTCTTACACTTGTGATACTTTTACATTTGTTACAATTATAACAAAATAAAACAATAAAAAACAAGCAAAACACTTGCGCAATTAAAATAAATGTTATATCTTTGCAATGTAAAATTAAAACAGGTAATAACAATTCAAAAACACTTAGAAAATGACAACAACAGACAAAAACAACGTTACTAATACTACTTACAATGTAGTTTTCAATGATGATAATAATTCTAATGATAAAGGCTTCGAGCAAACATTAGAATATTGCAAGAACTACATTCAATCATTCAACGGTACTAATCACAGCTACTTCGAAGACTACAAGGGGGGTATAGTACAAGTCGTTTGTAATGAAACTGGCGAGGTGGTATATGAAGAAGAAGTTATTTAACAATTATTTTACTACAAAATGAAAACAGAAAACAAAACATTCAGAGTAACCTACACCAAGTATATAGGCGGTAATGGTACAATAATAGTAAAAGCAAAAGATGAAATGCAAGCGCTTAATAATGCAAAATATCTTTGTGCAACTGGCAAGGATTTCAGAGAGCCTCAACAAATAGATGATAGTTTATATACAAAACCAAGAAAACAGGGCTTTCATGGTAGACAATAATTAAAAACAAGCCCCTAACACTACATTAGGGGCTTACTTGTAAAATTAAAACAATTCTAACGATTTAAAATCACTTAGAATTAGTGCAAAATTATAAAACTTATGAGCAATAGCAAACTTTTCGAATTAAAAATGCCTAAATTTTTACTGGCAGCAGAACCTTCACAAATGCCAAGCGGATTTCATTACATCTATTCACCTCACTACTTATCATTGGTATTGATAATTAGAGAGCGCACACAGCAGGTAATTCTCAATAATGAATTACGAAGCAAGCCACAGAAGTTATACAACTACAATGATAATGAGCAATTCAGATTGGTAGTACTGCAAAATAATATACAGCAAACAGGAGGTATCTTATCTCCAGAGATATCCGAAACGCAATTCTTAGATGAAGCGTGGCAATGGTATATTAATAACTTAGCAAAACAACAACAATAACTATGACACCACACGACAAAGTAATACACATCATTCAACTATTAGAACTATCCGATAGCAAGGTAGCAAGAGCAATACAGAAGAGTGTATCATCAGCTACCCACAAGCGAATGAGGCTCAGAGACAACAAGTTTACAGACGAAGATTATCAGAATATCAGAGCCTTTTACCTCGAAAAGCTTCGTAGTATTGAGAATTTAGATATAGAAAACACCCCCTAACAGCTTAGCTATTAAGGGGTGTTTTATTAGCGTTTAAACGCTTTATAAACGTGTTCTTCCTGCTCTTGGGATATTTCTTTTTCTGCAGTTTTTTCAGCTGTTTTTACAATCTCTTTTGATACTTCATTCTCTTCTTTAGGACGCAATTTGAAAAACGTTTTGTTCTCTTCAGCTCGTTCTTGTACAAAGTCTATCTGCGGGGCGTTTAATCGTTCCTGCTTCTCTTGCTTGTATTGAGCAACGAGTCTTTCACGAATAATAGGCAACTCCTCTTCGATAGTCTTATCTAAAGCAGCTATTTTCTTTTCTGCAATCTCTTGTTGGTGCTGAAAATCGGCTATATTAACACCTTTCTTTGCCAGTTTTTCAATTACCTGCTGAACTGATCTTTGAGCCTTTTCTACTTCTTGAGCTCTAAAGGGTAGCCTTTCTTTCCAATAATCATCTTTTTCTGCCCATTTTTGCATATCTTCATAGCTTTTTTTCTCTTTTAAATATTCATCATATACTTTGGTATAATCTTCAAACTTACGAGAGATAAAGCCCAAATCAGCAGCGTGTTTAGTCTTCTCATTTTCATAGCGTTTTTTTAGTAGCTCTATTTCAATATTAGCACGTGTTTCAGGGTTGGTAATGATAGCGGTTTTAAGCTCTTGCGTATCTATATCTGATACATCAATAATATTAGCTCCATTTCTCATCGCTTCCATATAGCGTGACTGTTTATTTTGCAAAGTTTGTAGCATAAATACATCTATGCTATCATTAGTAAGCATATAGTTTATGCGTACATTTTCCCACTGGTTGCCTTGTCGCCAAGCCCTCCCCACTGTTTGCAGTACTGAAGTAAAGTTATAAGGAACGGTTAAAAGATACATATCAGAAGTTTTCTCTTGTAAATTCATACCCTCTTGTATAGCCTCTGAACCAATGATTATCTTTATTTTTCCTGCATTAAATTTTTCTTGCATATCCAAACGTTGATTCTTGCTTGTAGCCCCTGTGATAATACCTACCTCATCAGCTTTATAGCCTATTTCATTTATTAAGTACTCTTTGAGTCTTGGAAACTCTGAAACACCCAACTCAGAATAGATAATTTGCCCCGCTCTGGGGTCATCGGCTTTGTTCTGCCGTATTAAGTCCATAGTGAGTTTAATTTTAGGTGAGTTTTCTACAAATTCTTTAGTAGTAGGCTTTTTCCCTTTGTATTCTTCATACAGATAGGGTGAAATAGCAATTTTGCGAGCGTTAAGGATATGGGTTAAGATAGCTCCATCTTTAGTATCATCTAAAAGGAGGTCAAGAGTGTTGTACATTTTTTCGGTTAGTTTATTTTGCTCTATCTTGTACTCTTTATTGATACAATTAGGGCGTACTAACTTAGGATTATCCTCTTGACCTTTAATATCTATAAACTCTGAAAGAAGCTGCTGGAATAAAGCATTATTCTTAAACCTGCGCACATTGGTTTTAAACTTTACATCGCCTTTAGCATCAATCTCCATATCATTGTCAGCTTCCATAAAGGTCTCAAAGAAGTTGTTTACATTGAAGTAGCCTGATTTCTCTAACCGCTGATTGGCGATAAGAGATAATACAGAATAATACTCTAATGGCTTATTAGTGAAAGGGGTTGCAGAAAGTAAAGTAACATTGCGTCCATCGTATTTTTCTTGTATATACTGAGAGGCTACCCACGTATTGAGCCCTAATTTTGAGGGTCGTTGATTTTGGCTACGGAAATCAGAGGCAAACCGCCTGTCCTCGATACGTACCTTATCTACGATATGGTTGGCATTGTGTACCTCGTCAAAAGTAAGGTGGTCAAAGCCAAAATCTTCCCAGTCGTATACTTTCCCTTGCTTCATTTTACCCTCTATTTTACTTATATTTGCTAATTCTTTTTCTACATCACGTTGCGTAGGACTTTCTAAGCTATTTACATCTCTTTCATTGATATAAGAGAATTTTTCTGAAAGGCGTTGGGTGATTTCTCTACTAAAACCTATATTCTGAAACCCTTCGTAGGTAACTAAGGTTATTTCTCCGTCTTTGTTATCAAAATGAGATAGGTCGTAATCTTTACCAAGGTTACCTAACACATTTACTTTAGCATTAGGAATAGCCTCGTAGATAGTCTCCACCCATTGTTTTAAAATGCTGTCATTAGGTACAACTATAAGAGGGCGTTTGGCATTACCACGTTGCATCGCCTCGTGCATAGAGAGCACTCCTGAAAGTGTCTTACCAAAACCTACTTCGTGCGCCAATAGCCCAACCCCTTTGGTTGTAAGGCGACCGATACCCGCTTTCTGTACTTCTGTTAGTTCTAAAGGCTTCCCTTTAAAGTTCTGGTTTATTTTAGAGAACAAAGGAAACTGTGAGTAGTCTGGGATGTGGAGGTTGTTGTATTTACGGTTAAACTCGTTTACAAAACTCTTTTTAAGGTCATCAGAGAGTTCCTCACGAAGGAACTTCTGAAAGAGATTATTAGCTACCTCTTTACGGCGTTCGCGTATCAAGGCATTGCGCTCTTTATCACTACCTGTTACTGCTTGGTTATCTACAAACTCTACGACCTCCCAAGAAGAAGAAGGTTCAAGAGCTTGTGAAGGTAGTTTTAAGACAAAGTCTTTAAAACTTTCGGCTAAATTATAATTTACTTTAACTGTGTCATAACGCCTCATATATTGGTTATAAACCTCTTTTTCAACTTTCCCTAAGCTAAAATTATGCACAAATTCGTGGTTAGGTGATATAACAATATCTTCTAACTGCTTCTTAGGTGGCAAAACGTTTTCAAGTAAAGCCTTTTGCTTGTTATACTGTGATTTCACTTCCTCATCGTCTAATCTGCCTGCAAAATCAATAGTTAAACGTTCTAATTTTTCGTATATATCCCCTTCTGCATAGTAAAAGTCGTGTATATACCTACCCTTATAATAGTTAGCATATTGTTGGTGCTCTTGGTAGTTATTTAACTCACCATCATAATTAGTATCAGCAAAGGCTTTTACTTGCCCTGTAGTGAGATTATGACTATTTTGTAAAGCCGTATCAACCACTGTATCATTCTTAACAAATTGGTACTTAAGTACTTTTTTGCTAATATCAGGAGTTGACTGCACCTTGTATTCGCCTGTGCTTTCTTCGGGTTGTTTTTTTTGCCTGGAACTCTTCTCTTCAATAGTATCAATAGTAGCTGCAACCTCTTGTGGCTTCTTAGGAGTATGAGATTTAATGATATTATCAGCTTTTTTAGCAATATCAGTAAGCTCTTTCTTTGTAAACTTAGCATTTTCTCTCGCAAGTTTCTTCAATAAAACAGCATAATTATCCCACTCTGTAAGAGCAGCTAATGATTTGAACTTAATATTTTGCAAAATTTTTATTGTCTGTCTTACTTTTTCTTTTGCTTCGGTCAATAAGTTATTGTATTCGTCCTCAGAAACAGTAGGAGCAGCTTCTTCTTTTTCTGCAATAGTAACTTTAGGAGCTGGTAGCGGTGCACTATCAAAGGCAGCAAACATATCAAGCTGTACGGCTTGGGCAGTTTGTTGTGTCTTTACAGGTTGCACTCTCTGCGTAGCAAACTCTTGTAAGCGTATAAGGGCATCGTCTAAGCTACCCTTTATATAGTCTTCCTCTTGTCCAAATCTATTCTTTTTCTGCACTTTCTCGCCCAACACCTTGTTAGGGTTTTCTTGAAAGTAGTTAGTAATATCGTGCGAGGGTTGTTGGCTATTCTTTTTAAGAATAATAATATCAGTGCCTATATTAGTAGCTTTGAAAGCTCCATTAGGCAAGCGGTAAGCGTCTGTAAGCTCAGCCCCTGTGAGCTTATGGGCTCTATCGAGCCAACCAGAGGGGAGCACCATTGCCAAGGTGCCACCCTCATTCATTACATCCAGGGAACGCTTTACAAAATAATCTTCGTAACGGGTTATTTTTTTTTCTTCTCCTAAACCTAAATAAAGCCCTCTATGACTACCATAAGGAGGGTTACCCACTACCAAATCATATTGGGGGGTAAAGTCTTTTTTGGTACCATTGTCGGTAACAAATTCCGTTTCAAACGAACGTAGGTTTACTTGTGTATCAGGATGTAGAAGTTTGGTTATTTTAGCAGTAGTATCATTGATTTCAAAGGCTGTTACATTTGTTTTTACCCCTAAATCGGTGGTAGCGTGTAGGAAATTGCCCATACCTACACTGGGTTCTAATATATTGATAGCAGTTTTGCCTTTAAAATTATCTTTGATAAGATTACGAACGGCATCTACCAGCTTTTCATCAGTGTAATACTCATCTAATACCCCTCGATTATCTTTGGTAATACCACCACTTTTGTAGTGATTGACAATATCTTTGATATTATCTGTAATGGTTACCCCCTCCTTGATTTTTATAGTATTGTCTTTATCGACAAAAGTCAGCAAATTCACCAAATCTTTTATTTGTTCATTGCTGACTTTATTTCCTTTAGCGAGTTTAGAGAGAGAAGCGACTTTGTTTATATAGGTAAATCGTTCAAATCCAGTAATAGCTGTCTTATTTTCTCTTTCACTTCGGGGTCTGTCTCCTTGAGAAGTATTCTGCTGAGTTTCGCTTCGTCCTTCTGTCTGTGAAGGTCGAATATCTCTTTTATTTTCCTGCCCTTCTCTTGTTGTCTGAGGGCTTCCTGAAGTACTTCCTCCGGCACTTCGGGTTCGGCTGACATTAGAGTTTTCCCCTGAGCTTCCAACTCCTGATAGAACTTGCGATTGTGTTCCGTTATCGCTGCCCATTTGGGATCCTCCTTCTCTTCCTCCCAAATCGCTCCGCTCTGCGCTGCTAAGTCCATTTCCAACATCGTTGCTGCCCATTGCTTGTCGGATTGGGTTATTTCCGTCTTGCTGGGGTTGGCTTGGCGAGAGAGGTTCTCTAAGGTTTGGTTCAAGTGATTGCTCTCCCACTGGCTCAGGTGAGGATACTCTGTTGGGTTCAGTTGTAATGCTTCCATTTTGTGAATTATTTTGTATGTTATTTTCAGAGGCAAATGTACGACTTTTATTTTGATTTTGCAAGGGTTTGAACACTTTTATATGAAAGTCATTAAGGTCATTTACTTCCCCTTTACCTATACCATAAGCCCCTCGTTGGTCTATACTGTTTTTCAGATTGTTAAGTATAGATTGAGTAGCATCATCTCCTGCTTTATCACCGTCTAAAAAAAGATGTATTTTGCCTGTATAATTCTTAAAACGTTCTATAAAGGTACCTGTGTTGGTCACAGAGTTTAGTACTACTAATGTACGGTCGTTGGGCTTACCGTTATCTTTAGCCATCTGCAGATAAGAAAGCATATCAGTCATACCCTCAAATACTACAGCTTCATTGCGTGTACCAGGGATAACTGTCATATCGCTTGCTCCTACTTTGGCTTTTATGTAAGGATTACGAATATCATAGCCTCCTGATTGGTTAGGTATCCCTATGCCAAAATAGTCTTTATTCTCCTTTATATTACGGTAATGTACCTGCTGCGTATATTGTTGTAGGATTTCTTTTGAAATACCTCGTTGTGCAAAGTATTCTAACAGCTTATCGTTATTAGGTACCACTACATTAGTAATAACTGAATGCGGGGTATTAGAGTGTTGAGTAGGAGCTGGGCGGCGGTCTCTTGCAGTTTGTGCACTTTGGCTAATAGTGGTATTAGAAAAGTCCTTTAAGAAATTTACTGCTTCTAACCAATTTTTACCTTCCATTTGCATTACGGCTTTGATAATCTTCCCCCCTTTGCCTGCTTTGAAGTCATAATAGCCTTTCTCATCTACTGAGAATTTTTCGTTATCAGTAACAAAATAATAATCGTGCCCCCTTTGGCGATCGAATTTCACCCTATTCTTCTGTTCAAGGTAGAAAAAATAATCGACTACGGAGGTATTCTCCACAATTTTCTGTACATCGTCTTCTGGAATATGTAGTTTAGCCATAGGAATAGGTTTTATTTGCGTTTTTTTATAATAAATTCATTAAAATCAAATAGGTTTTGCGCTTCCTTATCCCAAGTATTGCGGGTAAGTAGCTGTACAGATATAAAAATATCTTTTTTTATGTTGTACATATCTACTCTTTCTACACGCCCTCCGTACCTATTGCCCTCGTAAGGGTATATAGCATACGGCAGTAGGGTGTCGGTAGGGTGTACATAGTACATTGTAAGGTTCTCACCATCGTTAACACTGAAGCGCTTGTAAGACTTCTTAAACAGAATAGTATCGTTAATATCCTTCCGAAGATGAAATTTAGGTATCATCTTCAAATTAAACATAGCTCCCTGTTCTTTTTTAAGAATAGGTATTGAAGGAGTTTTAGGTAAATCTGCAAACATAAACTGCTGCGTATTCTTATCGGTGATATTGAAAGCAAGGCTATCTTTGATAAGGTAGATATAATCAGTAAACTCGGGTATATCTATATTAGGAACAAGCTCTACAATGGTATCTCCCTTGTAGTTCAATTTAGATACTACTACTGTTTTCATATCATTCAAGCCTTTAGAGGCATTGAAATAGACATTAGAGACTATATCAATACCTCCTTTTTCGGCTTTTACCTTTTCCTTTTTACCACAAGCTATAAGAATAAGTGCAGAAAAGAGAAAAATGGCTTTTTTCAT